AATACCTCGACCCCCTTGAACCCCAGTGGACAACAACTGTATCACTGGTTTCTCCTTCGTCATGTTTTTGCCGCTGCATACGGCGAGCATCCCGGCTTGGAAGGTTCTCCTCGTTGAGACCCTGTCTTGGGCCAGTGACTCGCTGTGGCAGCAGTACTTCGCATACTGTGCTTACTTCACCCGTCAATACCACTGCTTTCATTTCTCCGTCCTTAATGTTCGGAGGATCACGACTGCTGGTATCTTTGCGGCCTTGTTTGCCGTTTTTTCATACCTTTTTGCACAATGCGTCGACGAAGAGCCCACAGTCAGGGGCGTGCTCTGCCATGAGTACTCTTACACCTGGCTCTATGGTCGTGTCAGCCGCTTCATCACCGGCTACATGCTCGACCCTTGCACCTACACTCCGTGGGTGCTTTCATACCTGCTCCTTTGGAATCTACTGTGGTTTGTTATCATCCACGTTTCCCATTTCACAATGAAATGGTGTCCCGTCTACCTCACTGGATGGGTCGACTGGCTTTACCCGCCTGAGACGATCCTCCATGCCACCAGAGGCAAGCCGGACTCCAACGGGAATCCGTACACACTCCACCCCGCAAGAGATTTCAAGGATTTGTTGACTGTCGACCAGTTCCGACTCGAAGCTGCTCATCTCTCTGAGAAGAACAAACATCGGTACGCGGCCCGCCGCAGGGCGGCTTTCAACAACATGGCCGAAGCCTTTGCACGCCGTCATGGCATTGAGATCCATGACGGGCAACAGTCTGTCCGAAGTATCCTTAAGGGAATCAAGGGCACACGCACGCTCATGGACGCAAAGGATTGCTGTAGCTACACAGCCGAACAACTCAGGTACATTCATGTTTCTGAAGGAAACCTCCGGCTGCACGTAGACACGATTAGTCACAAGAAGCTGAATGACGCCAACCACGCTCTCTCCGACGGTGGCGTCCACTTGATTTATGCATGGAACCCAACCGAGGTTGCGGGTCGGTCCGACGAACTCAAATTCTCCTTTAATGAAGCAGGAGAGCAAGAAACAGAGGTCGACGGGTCTCACGACTATACCGACACGAACTACGACTTCGAAAGTGACTGCATGACCACGTTCTCGTGGGAGATCAAATTCAACTTCGGCTTTTTCTTCGGTCTCATTATGATCATATGTCTGTACTACACAAACATCACACACAACTACAAGCACAACCAAAAGCTGTGGAACTGTGGCGACTGGGGCTGGTACAAGGTGGAACACCACCCGATTTACTACCCGACTCTCCACATTGACCATTACCATTACCACCCGCAAGGCTTCTTCGCGGCGATCCAACATACGATCGAGTGGTACGGTCTGCCCGGCTCATGGTTGGAACTTCTCGACAATATGCCTTACCCGGTGTTCGACTGGGGCCACATCACGTACCCATGGCTCCACGAGGCTCACCCGGCAAGCATGGACATCTCCAAGCACTTGACCGCGCTGGGGATTTTCCTCGAGATGCTCTTCTGTATGTACGAAGACGTCGCCTACGCCCACAGGGTGAAACGCATCGACGTAGGCGAACATCGTTGTGCTGTCATGGTAGTGCCGAACGCAAAATTCAAGGGATGCGGGGTTTATCTCCGCCCGTTTTTGCAAGAGAATGCTTTGAAGCATCGCAAGCCCTTTGTTTTCGAGACTGAAGGTGGCCAGAAATGTGTCGCCGAAAGGATCAAGAGCAACTATAAGGGCGAAGCGGGCTACACTGCCGCGTTCGTTGGTTCACACAAGTCCTATTGGATCAGCGACGATTTGCTATCAACTGCCAGGTGTCTCACCACCAACAAGTCACTTCCCAGCCTCGCTAACGTACGGGTCACCTACAACACAGAGTTTGAAGGTCCGGACATCGAGCGGCTGGCCGTCGGCTTGGCTGTCGCGTTGGTCAGCATCGATTACAAGCCCCCTGCCTATTCAACATCCTATGAGTACGGTCCCGTCCCGCACATCATTCGTCAAACGGACGATGAGCTGGCTGATGGCCAAACACCAAAGGAGATTATGGCCCACACGTTCCAGAACGCCGTCGCCGAAGGCGGAGCTTGGGTCCATAGCGAAACGGAAGGCACAATTAACGATGCTGTCAACCGCAGGATTTGGAAACCTGCCAAGAAGGTGAAAGGCAAGTTCAAATTGAACCTGCTGTTGATGCAATTGATTCAGGAATTTGCACGCTTTGTGTGCATCGAAGCCACCGGCAAAGAACCGAAACCCGGTGAGGGTGGCATCATCGAACCCCTTTCCGAGGACGAGTTTGAGGAAAGCCGTAACAAGGCCCAGCTCCAGAAGTTCAACTCTGTCCGCAACACCTACGACATCATGAATGAAATGGATCGTGAAGGGTTCCTGAAACGCGAAGTGCTTGCAAAACCATACAAAGCCGGTCGGCTCATTACCACCTTTTCTCCTGAGCAACAGGTCATCGGTGGTCGCATCGCCGGCGGCTACGCGAAAGCGCTGAAAGCCTGCAGCTGGAATGGCTGTGGGCGGACGCCCGAGGAAATCACTGCTGATGTGAACAGGGTCGCTGCTGGTGCTGAATATATCACCGACACCGACTTTGAAGCACAAGACGCCACAATCGAAGAAAACAAGAGAGTTGTCGAACTCTTCTTCTTGCGGTGTCTCTTCCATGTCATGTACACAATGTACCTGGAGAGCTGGCATTGGACCGATTACTGCGGGAAAGCGATTTACGGAAAGAAAGGCACGAAGAGGAAGTCGTCCCCTTTTGAAGGGAAACGGGGCAGCGGCAGCCCATTTACGACGTACGGCAACACGCCGCTCACGGCCCTCTTCGCATATATTGCGCTCCGCCTCAGTGGACTCTCCGATGAGGAAGCGTACAAGGCACTCGGCATTTATTCCGGTGATGACGGGATCACTGCCAATTTACCTCCTGAGGCCTGTCAACAGGCCGCCGAGCTTATGGGCTTCATTGTCAAAGGTGGCGTCAACAAGACGTACATCCCATACCTCGGTCGTATCTATTTTGACCCAATCGGACAATCAACAAGCTCGATCCAGGACCCTGCTCGCACCCTCTACAGGTTGCACACTACCCTCGTTGACACCAAACACTTCACCGCTGAGGAAGCAATGCTTATGAAGGCGATCTGCTTTCAGGTTACTGATAGAAACAGCGACTTCTTCGGTGACTGGTCAGAGAAGGTGCTCAAGGATGCAGGAGAGAAACAGATCCAATCACTGAAGAGCAAAGTTTTGGAGTTCCCGGGTCTTCACCCCTTTTTCGCCATTACGGCTCTGAACACCAACACAACTTTCCACAACCACCCCGGTGACTTCCTCGAGTACTTCGCTCAGGTTATGCCGGATTTCAGGTGGGACGTCTTTAAGGACTGGAAGGCGAACGGCATCGGCCCCTGCCCACTGCTTTTTACCAACCCAGAGTTCCATGACAAGAAGTTGTTTGAGGAAATGGGCAAAGTCGGTCCAGTTGTTGTCGCCATGCGCGGCCCCGACGACGACGCCCACAAGATCGAGTTCCCAGCACTTGCTGTCCCCGACAAGAAAGCGCCGAAAGGCAACCCCGGGCAGAAAGATGGGGACAAACCTCAAGATAAACCAGAGCGTAAGCGCACTGCTAAGGAGCAACGCGAGTTCGAGAAGGCGATGACCAAGTTGGGGTTGATCGATGAATACCGGGCCGCCAAGGGTGACGCGTCTCTCGGCAAGACCGAGAACCGCAGGCGGTACACAATCCGCAACAACATTGAGCTTCAGGTCATCAAGTACCAAAGCTCGGCTGGTCGCGAACAAGCTGATCAGCTCACACCACCCACTCCCCGGTAATACTCAGGAGCATTACGCCAGTTTTATCCGTGATCTGGCATAAATAAGATAAACGGTTGCCCCCGCGGTGGCGGAGCGGGGATTGAAGAGTTTGAATATCACTCCTTCCCCCTTCGCCAGTGGCCGACTAAGCAATGACCACAAAGGCAGAATTCATGCGGCGGCCAAAGATTTTGCGTCTGCCCGCTAAAGAGAGAGAGCGTCGCTGGAAACAGCACCTCATGTCCCTAGGTGGAGGCCGAGCCACCATCCAAGGGAAAGGCCAGTACACTGGGTCGAACCCGCTGTCCTGGATCAAGTCGAAAGCAACCGACTTCGACAACCGCGTTTTGAAACAACTCCCGAGAGGCACTTTCGCTGATTGGGGTTCAAAAGTTGGGGGCTACTTAGGTAGCTCTGGTATCGGCCGTGCTGCCGGTTCGCTCCTGTCGCAGATTACAGGCCGGGGCAACTACAACATCACGTCCAACTCCATCATTTCCGCGGGCGATCTTAAGCCTTCACAACTCTCCTTCAGCCCGACCGGCTCAGCCGCAGTTCGGATTAAGAAACGCGAATTCATCGACTCGCTTGTCGTTCCGGAAGTGCCTGGCGATTTTTCGACCAGGTCGTTCCGCTTGCAGTGCACGGATCATCGTACGTTTCCGTGGCTTGCATCAATCGCGGACCACTTCACAGAGTGGCAGCTAATGGGCTGCGTCTTCTCTTTTGAGACGTCGTCCAGCAACTACTCCGCAGACATGGCCCTTGGCACTATTGCCATTGGTACACAGTACAACGCCAATGAGCGTAAGTTCAGGACGATGGAGGAAATCCTCCAATCCCCCTACCACACCAGGGGCAACCCGAGCGAAACACTCATGCATGGCATTGAATGCGACCCAACCCTGCAGGTCTCTGAGGGACTATTCACACGCCGTCTGGGCTGTGATGGCCCACCCAACCTGTACGATCACGGCGTCGTTACTGTTGCCACTGAAGGTCTACCTGCGCAGGCTGGACAGGTCATCGGCCGTCTCTATGTCACTTATGACATCGAGCTGTCGTTGCCCGTGCTACCCGCAGCTGTCACACATGCCGGAGACTTGTGTGTCTTTGGAAACCTGAACACTTACTCGACTGCAGGTCCAATTTCTGGTTCCACCTCTGTTGTCGCCAAGTTCATGGGCAATTTGTCCTTTGGCTCTGGCATTGATGCGCAGATCATGGTGCTTCCTAACTCGAATGGGCCACATCCAAAGCCCGACGTCGACCCAGCTGTCGACCTCGTAGCGTGGATCTCCGATTCAATCACCATCCCTGGCGGCCAATACTTCACGTTCGCCCAGCCTGGCACTTACCAGCTGGCGTTCGGTTTCGTATCAAACACCGCCCCGGGTTTATCCGCGGCCGACTTCACCACCACCTGTCTCACTGAGAACATTGATTGTTCCACTTTGACGAGTGCTGGTGTGAGCATAGGCAGCATCTATGACACGACTGTCGTGATTA